TTTGTAACTTACCAGAAGGTACAGAAATGTGCATGCCTGGTGACAACGTAGAAATCACAGTTGAACTTATTCACCCAATCGCTATGGAACAGGGTCTTGGATTCGCTATCCGTGAAGGTGGTAGAACAGTAGGTTCAGGTAAGGTTGCTACAATTATCGAATAATACGATATGTTGGCGAATAGCCTATAAATAAAGGGACTTAGGAGTTTTTCCTAAGTCCTTTTTCTTTTAGTGGTACTAAAATGGTACTACTTTGTTTAACTTTTCTGCTAACTCATCAGCTCTGGAAGGGTATAAATGACTATAAGTGTTAAGGGTAGTTTCAACTCGTTCATGCCCTAATCTTTCAGAAATCAGTAATGGATTAATACCCATATCAATTAGTAAACTTGCATGTGAATGTCTAAAATCATGTACTCGTATCTTTTTTAGTCCTGCCTGTTCACTTTTCTTTTTGAGTTCCTTATAAAGAATAGCTTTGGTATATGGAAAGACACGGTCGGTCATCTTATAGCCATAAATTCTTTCAATATAATTACTTAAATCTTTAACCAGTAATTGGGGAATAGTTATTTCTCTGTTACTCTTAGGTGTCTTGGGTGAAGTAACATTGACTTTTCCACCTTTGAAATTTACAGTCTTATTAATTCTAATTATCCCATTATCTAAATCCAAATCATTATATGTTAGTGCTAATAGTTCTCCTATACGCATTCCGGTGTAATATAAAGTTTGAAACATTGTATACTTTGTAATATCATCAACAAGTGCAATAAACTTAAAATATTCTTCTTTAGTCCAGAATGTTATTTTGTTTCGTTTTCTTTTCCCCATACTTCCAGCTAAATGACATGGATTTTCTTTTAAATTATAAAATTTTACAGCAAAGTTTAAAGTAGCAACAAGCAGGTTGTTCATTCGTTTAAGGTATGCATCCGAATATCCCTGGGAAATCTGTTTATTTTGCCATGCCCTTATATCAGCAGGAGTTAATAAATTAATTGGTTTATTGCCCAAATATGGAAGTATTCTATTGTTCAATAAATGTTTATGACCATCATAAGTTACTTCTTTTAGTCTGGTTTTTATGTCTTTTAGATATAATTGAGCTAGTGAGTTTAAAGTCATATCAGGTTCGCCCTGCATTTGCAACAAAAACTCACGTTCCCAATTAACAGCATCTTTTTTTAGTTTGAAGCCACGTTTCTTTTTTTGCTTTTTTTCTCCTGTGTAATCAATGTAATAAGTTTTCACATAGTAAGTGTTTCTAGTTTCATCTTTAAAAACTGCCATATTGTATCTCCTTTCTTCCCTAAAAAGGATATAAAAATAACACCCAGCATTTGACCGGGTGCTCCAAAGATGATACAATATTCTTGTTCAGGGAGTATGTATTCATGCTCTGGAGCCGGTCTTAAATGGCTGGCTCTTTTTATTACATTTTTAATCCGTAACCCGAATTACAAAAATTTGTATATTGAAAATTGCTCATTGAATCGGGTAAGGCATTAAGAGTTTTAATTATTTGAGTATAATTAAAACAAGGACAAATATTGTAGATTCGAGCATATGCATCAATTCTTTCTTTCATAGCACGTTTATCAAGGATCCACTGGGTTCCTACATGATTATAAAATGACCACCAAGGTGTGTTGCATGCACTTATTTGGAGCCTATGACATCCAAAAGGATTTTCAGTCATATAGCTAGCACCGTAGCAATATTTGTTATTTCCTATTCTGCATTTATCACCATAACAGCGATTTAACTTACCAATTATTTTTCGATCTGTTAAATTGCCATTTACTATAACAAATGTTGATTTCCATGAACCAACCAATTCATACAACATAAGATATGCTATAAAATCAGTGGGTTTGCAAGAATAAATAGCTTGATGAAGAATAACTCCATTATCTATTTGCTCATGATATTGTGGAGCATTTTTTGCTAACACAACAGCTTTTGCATAGTTTTCAGATGTAGATTTACCAAATGATATAGAAATATGCCAGTCTGGAAAAATAGTGTCAGACTTATCTATGCTAAATGACGGTGTAGCAGTAGTTTTTGGTGATACTATTTTCATAATAGAATTTATTTTAGATAACCATTTCATAGCGTTTACTCCTTAATAATATTATAATTTAATGAACTATCAACTCTAAATAACCAATGGGGTTTCGCTTTAAATATTTTTTATTATGCCAATACTAGGATAGTTAAATTGTATAATGTAATTGTCTAGTTCTACATAATTACCATATTTGTTCTGGTACGCATGAATTGCTTCTTTTAAATAATCAGTTGTAACATTTAAATAATCTGCAATATCATACATATTCTGACAATGATGTTCAAAAGCATCAATTAACCCACAAAGTCCAATTAGTTTGTTGTATCCCCACAATCTGGCTCTTAATTCCTGCTTCCTATTTGAAGTGGAATGTACATCAATTAGATTTCCGCAGGAAGTAAAATGATGCCCTAATTCTTCTGCAATCGTACCGATTTTTTCATTGGTGGCTAGTTTGTAGTTGATTGCAACAACGCCATCAGAATATAGCCCTTTTATATTGTCAGAAGAAAAATTGTATTCAACAACATCAACGTCTTGTTCGTATTCACATATGATTTCTTCGTATTTAGTCAATTTTCTCACCCCTTTTCTTTCGTGTTTCCATATTATCATAAGAAGAGACCTATAAATGGGACTTGTTCCTGCTGTTTTATATTTATCTGCAATTTTTAGCGACCTCTATTAATTGTTCAAGTTTTTTTCTATCCCATAACTTTATTCTTGTTTTGTCTGAAGTCTTTTTTGCGGAATCAGTAAAGTATCTGTTGGTTAAGACCACACCGACATCACATTTATACATTTGAATACCGGTATAGGCTTGTTGTACAGCACTGTTACCAATATTGCTTGAATAGCACTTGCACTGTATGCCGTATTTAATTTCTTCTTTTTCTGCTAAAATATCTATGCCATCATCAACACTATCTTGTGTAACTACTATATTTGTAAAACCGTTTTGTTCTAATAAACTTGCGCAAAAATACTCAAATTCATGTCCATCCATTAAATCGTAATCTTTATTAGCACACTCTGGTATAGAAGTAGAATTGCGAGCTATAATCATATTATTATGGATTTTCGACGAATCCGTTGAAAAATTATAGTGATAAGCAATATAATCCCAAATAATATTTTCATCTACCAACATTTCTCGTACATCAGTATTGGCATCTAGAGGAGCTATGTAGTGTAATTCGTATAATTTGTCCATAATTAGAGAGGCTTTTCGAGAACCAATCCTATATTTTCTCATTATCATGGGAACTGATATATTCCCGGCCTTAATGGTATGTATAGGTGTATGTGTTGGTATTTGTTCTTCTATTTTTTTCTTCTTATTAGGAAAGCTCATGAGTATTTCCTCTTTTTATTTCATAAATTTATTTATTATTGTTTCTATTCTTGACAAATTCTGCAAATTGGCGAATTTCTTCCAACTCTTCTTCAGTGTATTCATCGCCATCGAAATGTGCTGCTAATGTTGTTGGAGCAGTAGGCTCATCGCTAAAATACTCAACTGAAACTCCTAATTCTTTCGCTATTCTTATTAAAACTTCTATGTCAGCTTTTTTGCTGTCTCTTTTTATCATTGAATATATAGTTGTTGGAGCAATGCCTATCTTATTAGCAAGCTCATTTGCATTTATATTTTTCTCTTGCATCAATTTATTCATTTTAGAACCGATTCCCATATTGTTCACCTCTCTTTTATTTATCTTTATATTACACGTTTTGCGTAAAAAAGTAAATAAAAAAATGTGCAAATGCGTAAAAAAGTGTTGACAATATACGCAAAAGAGTATATATTGTAAAAGTGAGCTACGCAAATGCGTAGACAACAAAAGAAAGGAGTATTAAAAATGCCTTATTTGAATTTAAAAGGTGAGATGGCAAAAAGAAATGTTCATATAGAAGACATTTCAAAATTGTTGGATTTGCACAGAAACTCTGTGGCGAACAAAATTAACGGGAAGTCTTCATTTTCAATCAGCGAAGCGTTTAAGATTCGTAATGCTTTTTTTAAGGGTGAGGACATTGAGTATCTATTTAAAAAAGAATAGGAGGTGATAGATATGCCTGAAAAACAATTTATGGGAGCAAAGGATATTGCTCAAACAATGGAGTGTAGTCTTTCATTTGCATACAAAATAATTAAGCAGATGAATGCAGAATTGAAAGAGAAAGGCTACATTACAATGTCAGGCAAGGTTCCAACTAAATATTTTAATGAAAGATTTTATTCATAGAAGGGAGTGATTAAATTGATTGGAGCAATTAACAGCTACCGGGATTTGCGTGACATTTGTAGAAAACATTCAGGTAGTTGCAGGGACTGTCCTTAAGGAAAAGAAAAGGACATTATGGACACACATTGTCCAAGATTGACTGAAACAAGAAGTTGGTCGAATGAAAAAATAACCGATATGGTTGGAAAGGTTAGAGGATAAGGATGATTATTGTAGACAAAAACAAGGTAACAATGGCAGGTCCTGATGAATTAATTGAATGTGAGGCAATGATATTTGTGGAGGCTGTAAAGAGGCATTTTATTAAAAAGTATGGTGAAAACATAGGAAAGGAAATGTTTGAGATGTTGCTGGAATGTTTTGTGATGTCGGATGAAGAAGCTGAAAAGCGTGCAAGAGAAAACAAAAATAAACTGTCAAGAAAAGAAAATGAAATGTTGAATAAATTCATACATTTAATGTTCAGTTAGGAGAGCTTATGGAAACAAACAAAAGACTTGAAGTAAGAGAAGTAAAAGAAACCAAAAAAGAAGAGCCTGAATATACACCACTACATTCAAGCTCTCACAAAAACAATACACCTAAAGATTACCACGTTTTACAGGAAAAGTACAGAGTTGCAAACAGATACAAGAATCTGATGATAGGTATCGTTGTGGCAATTGTAATGTGGTACAACGACTGGATTTGTGTCGAAAGTATTCCACTAAGACTTCTATATGCAGGTGGAATAGTGTTAGTAATGAGTTTTTTGTGTGGAGCAGTTGATGAAATATTAATGGAGGAATAATAGATGGATAGTATAAAAATAAACAGTTTGGAATTGGAAAATGTAAAGAGAATTAAGGCAGTTAAATTAGAGCCAACGGAAAACGGTTTAACTGTAATAGGTGGAAACAATGGCCAGGGTAAAACATCAGTGCTCGACAGTATAGCATGGGCTTTAGGTGGAAACAAATTTAAACCATCAAGTCCTGAAAGAGATGGTTCGGTCATTCCACCAATTTTACATATTGAATTAAGTAATGGTTTGGTGGTTGAAAGAAAAGGAAAGAACAGTGACTTAAAGGTAACGGATCCGAATGGAAACAAAGCAGGTCAGTTGTTGTTAGACACATTTATTGAAGAATTAGCATTAAACTTACCAAAGTTTATGAATGCCAACGATAAAGAAAAAGCAGATACATTATTAAAAATTATTGGTGTTGGAGACACTCTTTATGCATTGGATGAAGAAATCAAGACATTAGTAAACGAAAGGCTCTTGATTGGGAGAGTTGCTGATCAGAAAAAGAAATACGCTGATGAACAGCCATATTATGATAATGTCCCAAGTGAATTAATTTCACCTCAGGAGCTTATCAGACAGCAGCAGGAAATACTTGCCAGAAATGGAGAAAATCAGAAAAAACGTGAAAAGGTAAGTCTATATGAAGCACAGGTAAGCTTAAAGGAGGCATCTGTTAAGCAGCTTGAAGGACAGATTACTGAACTTAGTATTAAACTTGAAGAAGTGAGAAAAGAAAAAGCAGAGCTGGAGCAGAACCTTGCAATAGCTAAAACTGATGCATTAACACTTCAGGATGAATCAACAGCAGAACTGGAAAACAATATTGCAAACATTGAAGAGTTAAATCGTAAAATAAGAGCAAATATGGATAAGGAAAAAGCTGAAGAGGATGCAAAAGTCGAAAAGACCAAGTATGATGCATTAACCACACAGATTGAAGACAAGAGAAAGGAAAGAATTAATCTGTTAAATAATGCGAGTCTTCCACTTCCTGAATTATCAATTGAAGATAATGCATTGACCTATAAAGGACAGAAATGGGATAACATGTCAGGTAGTGAACAGTTGAAAGTAGCTACTGCCATAGTAAGAAAATTAAATCCTAATTGTGGTTTTGTTTTAATAGACAAGCTTGAACAAATGGATGTAAACACTTTAAAAGAATTTGGACAGTGGATTGAAAAAGAAGGCTTGCAGGCAATTGCAACAAGAGTTGGCGCAGGAGACGAATGTTCAATCATTATAGAGGATGGATATTCAAACAATATTGACAAGAAAGAAGAATCCGTACCGAAATTTCAGGAAGGAGTATTTTAATGGAAATTATCAGAGGAAAGATTAAAAGTGCAAAAAAAGTAGTAATTTACGGACCTGAAGGAATTGGTAAATCCACATTTGCCGCACAGTTTCCGGAGCCACTATTCATAGATACAGAAGGCAGTACGGCAGAATTAAATGTTGCAAGAACAAAAAGACCCTCAAGCTGGACCATGATTATTGAACAGATAAAGGAAGTAATGAATACACCCGGTTTATGCAAAACATTAGTCATTGACACTATTGACTGGGCAGAAAATCTTTGTGTTGAGCATGTGTGCCAGACAAGAGGCAAAAAGGGAATTGAAGATTTTGGTTATGGTAATGGATATGTGTATAGCAAAGAAGAATTTGGAAGATTTCTTAATCTTTTATCTGATGTTAAGGATAAAGGAATCAATGTTGTATTAACAGCTCATGCGCAGTTAAGAAAATTTGAACAGCCGGATGAACTTGGAGCATATGACAGATGGGAGTTGAAGCTGGGGAAGAAAACGGCATCTCAGACGGCACCATTGATTAAAGAATGGTCGGACATGTTATTGTTTGCCAACTATAAGACAATTGTGGTTGCCACAGACGACCAGGGAAAGAAGCATAAAGCGCAGGGTGGAAAAAGAGTGATGTATACAACCCATCATCCTTGTTGGGATGCAAAAAACAGATATGATTTACCTGAGGAGACAACATTCGATTATTCAGTTATTGCGCCAATTATTGAATCTTCTTCATCTGTAAAGGAAGAAAATACTGTATCAACACAGAATGTTAATATCAATAATTTAAATGTTAATAACACAAATGTGTCAAAGGCAAATGATAATAAAGTAAGCGAACCTAAGAAATCGACATCAGTACCCGCAAATGAAAATAAAACAGCTGACTTAGGCTCAGATGCCATGAGAAAGTTGAATGATTTGATGGTGGCTTACAACGTTAATGAAAAGGAAATTCAGGAAGCGGTGGCAAGCAGGGGATATTACCCGATTGATACACCAATACAGAATTATGATGAAGGTTTTGTTAATGGCTGCCTGGTTGCAGCATGGAATCAGATATATGCAGTTATTAAAAAAACAAAGGAGTCCAGAGGAGAATTTGTTAGTGCAGAACAAAGTGAATTACCATTTAATTTTTAATAAAAGGAGGAAAGAGAAATGTCAGAAGTAATTGAAAGAGAATTAGGATGGGATGATGAAATAGAAAAGGATGGTCCGGAGTTTGTTTTGCTTCCCGAAGGTGATTATTCTTTTGAAGTAGTAGGATTTGAAAGAGCAAGACATAATGGAAGTGAAAAATTGCCAGCGTGTAACAAGGCTGTTTTAACAATCAGGTTGACATCTGATGATGGAGAAAAATCAACAACAATTAAACATAACTTATTTTTACATAGTAAGACAGAAGGAATGTTATGTGCCTTTTTTACTGCCATAGGACAGAGAAAAAAGGGAGAAAAAATAAACATGAACTGGAATCTCGTAATTGGCTCTAAAGGTCGTTGCAAGGTAGGTATTCACAGTTGGAAAAATGATAAAGGTGAAATCAATCAGTCAAATCAGATAAAACAGTTTTATGAGCCAACACCTGAAACAGCAAGTGGATGGAAGCCGGGACAGTTCTAATGGAATTAAGACCGTATCAGAAAGAATCTATGGAGTCTGTTTTTGAACAGTGGGAAGAAGTTGATAAAACATTATTGGTTCTTCCCACCGGATGTGGCAAAACAATAGTGTTTGCAAAAATTACTGAACAATGTGTAAAGGGTGGAAAAAGGGTTCTTATTTTGGCTCATCGAGGGGAGCTATTAGAACAGGCGGCAGATAAAATAGCAAAAACAACAGGACTTGGATGTGCAACGGAAAAAGCAGAGCAGTCAAGTTTGAACACATGGTACAGAATTGTAGTTGGCTCAGTGCAGACATTAATGAGAGAAAAGAGACTTAATCAGTTTGATAGAAACTATTTTGATGTGATTATCATTGATGAAGCACATCACTGTATATCAGACAGCTATCAAAAAGTATTGCAACATTTTAGTAATGCAAAAGTTTTAGGAGTAACAGCAACTCCTGACAGAGGAGACATGAAGAACCTTGGTTCTTACTTTGAATCACTGGCATATGAATATTCATTGCCAAAGGCTATTAAGGAAGGTTATTTATGTCCAATTAAAGCACAGACTATACCACTTAAACTTGATTTGTCAGGTGTAAGTCAGCAGGCAGGAGATTTTAAGACGAGTGACATTGACACGGCATTAGACCCATACTTATATCAAATTGGTGATGAAATGAAAAAATACTGTATAAACAGAAAAACTGTAGTGTTTTTACCTTTGGTTAAAACAAGTCAGAAGTTCACACATATTTTAAATGAATTGGGATTTAGTGCAGTTGAAGTAAACGGTGGAAGTGATAACAGAACAGAGGTTTTACAGGACTTTGATAACGGAAAATACAACGTGTTGTGCAATTCAATGCTATTAACAGAAGGTTGGGATTGTCCAAGTGTAGACTGTGTGGTTGTATTAAGACCAACAAAAGTAAGGGCATTGTACTCACAGATGGTTGGACGAGGTACAAGACTTTGTGAAGGAAAGACGGAATTATTGCTTCTGGATTTCCTTTGGCATTCTGAAAGACATGAGTTATGCCATCCTGCACACTTAATCAGTGAAAGTGAAGAAGTAGCAAACCAGATTACAAAAAACATTGCTGAAGCAGGTTGTCCGGTGGATTTGGAAGAGGCAGAAGTTAAGGCACAGGAAGACGTTGTGGCACAGAGAGAGGAAAGCCTTGCTAAACAGCTGAAAGAAATGCGAAACAGAAAAAGAAAGCTGGTGGATCCACTGCAATTTGAAATGTCAATACAGGCAGAGGACTTAACCAATTATGTTCCGGCTTTTGGCTGGGAAATGGGACCCGCTACAGACAAGCAGGTAAAAACATTGGAAAAATTGGGAATATATCCTGATTCAATAGATAACGCAGGAAAAGCAGCAAAAATTTTAGACAAACTGGATAAGAGACGAATGGCAGGATTAACTACTCCTAAGCAGATTAGATTTTTAGAGAGTAGAGGATTTTTACATGTTGGAACATGGCAGTTTGATACAGCCAAACATCTGATAGACAGAATAGCGGCAAATGGTTGGAGGATTCCAAATGGAATTGTACCACAAGAGTATATTCCACAATAAGAGGATTTAGTGATGGAACAGCGATATGATTTATTAGAATTAATTAAATATATAAATCCGGCAGATTTGGAATACCAGGAATGGGTAAACGTTGGCATGGCTTTGAAAGAATCAGGTTATACAGCTAATGATTGGGATTCATGGAGTAAAGCTGACAGTAGATATCACCATGGAGAGTGCTTTAGAAAATGGCAGTCTTTCCATGGTAGCTCCAGTCCTGTTACAGCAGGAACTATCGTTCAAATGGCACGTGAAAACGGATGGGAGCCTAAAAGAAATGATTATGAACTTGATTGGGATGGAACTATTGGCAGCAAAGAGGATATGGTTGTTATCCAACAGGGATGGGTTGAAGGTAAAGAAATAAAGGAACCTAAAAACTGGAATCCGGTTAAGGAGCTTACAACGTATCTTGAAACATTGTTTGATTCTACCGAAAACGTAGGATATGTAACACAGACTTGGGAAAAGGAAGGCAAATTTTTGCCGACTAAGGGGTGCTGGGATCGAACTTCAGGAAAGTTGATTCAGGAACTGAACAAGTGTAATGGTGACATATGTAAGGTAATTGGTGATTATAACGATAAAGCAGGTGCGTGGATAAGATTTAATCCACTTGATGGAAAAGGTGTAAAGAATGATAACGTATCAGATTACAGATATGCCTTGGTGGAGTCTGATGTAGTGGAACTGGAGAAACAAAATGCAATCATTAGAGAATTGGAATTACCCATTGCCTGCCTGGTATATTCAGGTGGGAAAAGTCTTCATGCAATAGTAAAAATTGAAGCCACTGACTATACAGAATACAGAAAAAGAGTTGAATATTTATATGCGGTATGCAAAAAAAATGGACTTACTGTAGATACACAAAATAAAAATCCAAGCAGACTGTCAAGAATGCCCGGAGTAATCAGAAATGGCAAAAAACAGTTTTTAATTGATGTAAATATTGGAAAGGAATCATGGGAAGAGTGGAAGGAATGGATAGATGGAATCAATGATGATTTGCCAGACCCTGAAAGCCTAAGTGAGCAATGGGATAACATGCCCGAACTTGCACCACCTTTGATTGACAATGTATTAAGACAAGGGCACAAAATGTTGATTGCAGGTCCATCAAAAGCAGGAAAGTCTTTTGCATTAATAGAAATGTGTATAGCAATTGCTGAAGGCAAAAAATGGCTTGATTGGAAGTGTGCAAAGGGAAAGGTAATGTATGTGAACCTGGAGTTGGACAGAGCCTCATGTCTTCACAGATTTAAAGACGTATATCAGGCATTAGGATATGAGCCCCAAAATCTGTCAAATATAGACATTTGGAACTTAAGAGGTAAATCAATACCTATGGACAAACTGGCTCCTAAACTGATAAGAAGAGCAGCTAAAAAGAACTATATAGCCATTATTATTGACCCTATTTATAAAGTTATAACAGGTGATGAAAACTCAGCTGATCAGATGGCTAAATTTTGCAATCAGTTTGACAAGGTATGCAATGAATTGGGATGTGCGGTTATATATTGCCATCACCATTCAAAAGGTGGCCAGGGAACTAAAAAATCAATGGACAGAGCTTCAGGCAGCGGGGTGTTTGCGAGAGATCCTGATGCATTATTAGACCTGATTGAATTGGAAACTAATGACGATTTGATATTAAACAAAACCAATAATGTCATGTGTGATGTTATTGTACAGTATTTAAACGAAAAAGTTGATAACTGGGAAGATTTCATTTCACAGGATGATATGTGCAGTAGTGCACAAATGAAAGCAAAAGCGGAAAGGCTATTAACACCGGCACAGTGGAAAGAACTCACAGAAAAATTGACTGTAAGAGTAAGTCAGGTGGAGCATATGAGTGCTTGGAGAGTGGAAGGAACTTTGCGTGAATTTAACAAGTTCCAACCTGTTAATCTATGGTTTGATTATCCAAGGCATGTAGTGGATAAAACAGGAGTTTTAAAAGATATTAATCCGGACGATGTTAATCCTAAACAGACATGGAAAAAGAACTTTAATAAAAACAAAAAAACACCGGAAGAAAGAAAAAAGGAAAGAATACAATCATTAGACCAGGCATTTGAAAGTTTGGCAACGTTTAATGAGGATAATACAGTTGACATAACATCATTGGCAGATTCAATGGGAGTAACTGAAAAGACCATCAGAAACAGACTAAAAGAACATGGTGGATTTTGGATAGACGAAGGGAAAGTTGGCAAAAAATAGGTGTCAGGGAAAGGAAAATCTCGGAGAAATTTCCCGAGAATTTCCCTGACCTTTTGGAGGGAAAAAGTCGGTAAACACCGAGAATTTCCCTCAGAGGGAAAAAGTCGGTAAATTACCGAGAATTTCCCTAGGGAAATATATATTACTACGTAATACGCGAGAAAAATTTCCCTCGTCAATGGGGAAAGTAGTTGTGCGTTAGCTTTCGCACAACAACTCCTTCCCCTGACATTGACAAAAAGGAGTTGAGTAGAGTGAGAAGTTTGGACTACACATTTTTGAAAACGGCAAAGGTAATGCCACCACTAAGACATAAAAACAGAACCGGTGATTTTGATGTGATGAACAGTGACGTGTGCGAATGGCTTATTAACATTCCTGAAGTAAGGCAAAAAGTTTTTGACATGGCAATTAATAAAAAATATATCAAGTACAATAGCAGCACGGGAAAATGGGAGGGTGCGGACTATGGCAAATAAATGTGAGTTTTTTATGCCAATGGTTCCACCGACTAAAACTTATCAGGAACATAAAGTTGCAGTGGTTAATGGTAAGCCTGTTTTTTATGAACCACAGGAACTAAAAGAAGCTAAGAGTAAGCTGATGGCATATCTGGCAAAAAATGTTCCGGATAAAAAATTTAACAGAGGAGTAATGTTGGTTGTTAAATGGTTATTTCCCAAAGGTAGTCATAAAAACGGTGAGTACAGAACAACAAGGCCTGATACCGATAATTTACAGAAAATGTTAAAAGACTGCATGACTAGTTTGAATTTTTGGGAAGATGATTGTTTGGTGGTATCAGAACACGTTGAAAAGTTTTGGGCAGATCTTCCGGGAATATATATCCTGATACAGGAGGTGCAAAATGAATAAATTTATAACTGTTTACAACATTATGCTATTTGTTTGGCATGCAGTGTCAGAATACAAAGATAGGGATATATCTGATGATGCAGTATGTGAAGAAATGGTAAGAGAGTTGAATGGCATTTGTAGAGCGTATCCAGAAGAACATGAGAAATCATTGGTTAGGACAATTGCAACAGCAATAATGGAATACATATACGAAAAATAGACTAGAGATAAAAATGTTAAGAAATGTTAAGGAGTGAGAGAATGTTAAATATTGAGAAATACAAAGAAGTGCTAGTAGTTGAGGATATTATAAGCCCTGATAAGTTAGCACTAGTACAAGGACAGCCACACATCTGTAAATGCGGTATAATGTGTGACGAATGTCTATTTGATAACCACAATTTTTCTTGTTCTAATGATGCCTTAAATTGGTTGTTCACAGAATACAAAGAAGAAAAAGAAGAACTAGAAGTTGACTGGTCGAAAGTCAAGGTTGATACACCGATATTGGTTAAAGACATCTTAAAATCAGAATGGATTAAAAGGTATTTTGCTAAATATGAAAATGGAAGGGTGTATGTTTGGAAAGAGGGAAAAACATCTTGGAGTGCTGTAAACGAACATGACGTAAATTCTTGGAAATATGCAAAGCTAGCAGAAAGGGAGGAATAAATAATAAATGAAAGAAGAATATTTCAATAAAACAGTGGGAGTGGTCATGGCATCACTCCTGCCACAAAACGAAAAAAGAGAACTGATTGATTCAATTAGGGCAATGGAAAAAGAAACAAAAAATAACGGATGGATTCCGTGCAGTGAAAGACTGCCGGAAGACGGAACAAGGGTTATAGCTTGTTTTAAGCACGGACTTGTAACGGAATTGAAGTATAAATCAGCCGGAATATTTGAAGGAATAAATGAATATGTGGCAGAGGTTATAGATGCATGGCAACCATTACCAGAGCCATATAGAAAGGAGCAGAAAGATGGAAGATAGATTAAAAGAATTAAAACGTGAATTATGGAGTAATGTTGAAACAGCATTTAATGATGAATATGTAGATTATTATGTAGCAGAAGAATTTTGTGAAAAGGCATATAAAAAAGCAATTGATGATATGCTTGCTAAAATTAAAAAGAATGAGACTATTTTATTAAATGATAATGGGCAGACAAATTATCATGAATATGCAATATCTATTGCAAAAATTGAAGAAATCGTAAAGGAACTAAAAGGAGAATATTATGACATATAGAGAACAGCTAGTAATTTTGTTACAGAGATGTGGATTAAGAGGGTTAGAAACTCGCGGAAAGTTAGCTGATTTAGTATCAAACAGTGACATCAAACCTAAGGACTGTACTGTTTTACATGCACCTGAAGATGCAGAATGGGATGATGAAATGACCAAGCAGACTACTGAGATTTAAAGATAATCAGAAAGGAAATAATACAATTATGAAGTTAGTAAGTTCAGAAAAAATTAAAAATTATATTCAGACACAAATTAATCCTTATGGCGAACCTTTTAAAGGGACAGCATACGAATTTGGGATAAAATTATTAGATTATCTTAACAATAAAGATGCAGATTACGATGTGGATAAAGTTGTGGAAGAATTAAGTAAAAAACAGAATAATAAAGGATTTGGAGGCACATTACAAGAAATGTTTTACGATTCAGGCTTAAAGGATGCTATTGAGATAGTGAAAGGTGGTGGAGTTAATGAATAAAAACAAAATACAAACTAACGCAGATAGGATAAGAGCTATGAGTGATGGCGAATTGGCAGATTTCTTATACGATTGTGGTTGCTCTTGTGAATATGGTTGCCCTGCACATACTGCCGAGTGCTGTACGGATTGTGTAAGGTCAATTGAAAAATGGTTAAAAGAAGATGCGTGTTAGAATTTTAATTAAAAATTCTGGTAAAGGTGGTGGAATAGATGGATAATAGATATTTATTCAAGGCAAAAAGACTTGATAACGGAGAATGGGTGCAAGGAGCTTTAATATATGACGATATGGATAAGTTGTACAGGATGATTATTGAACTTGATTATTCTACAGGAACTTGTATAAGAGCAGGTAAAGCTCCAAGAGTTGATGTATCTACAATCTGCCAATGCACAGGCTTGAAAGATAAGAACGGCAAGTTGATTTGGGAGAATGATGTTGTAAAAGATGAAGAAGGTAATTTTTACAAAACGATTTGGCAGAATAACTATTATCAGTTTTTCTCTTGGATTCGCGTTAAATCTGAAATACCTCAAGTCGATGGAAAAGGGGATTCATATCTACTAAGAAGTGTTGAAATTGAAGTTATCGGCAACATTTTTGACAATAAAGAGTTATTAGAAAGTGAGAGATAATATGAAAGAGAATGAAGCAATTAAGGAATTGAAAATAAAAGGCAGGTGATTAGATGGCAATTATTAATACAATAGCTATTATTATGGTAATTGGAGCAGTGTTCGTCTTGTGGGCGATATGTAAGTTGCAGGATAAGGATTAGAAACAAATGTACATTGACAATTGAATATTGGTAGTTGAAATGTTATTATACGTGTATAATTAAAAAAGAGGATTAGTTATGTATCGGTATATAAAAGAGTATTATAAATATGTGAATTGCAAGAAACGAGTGGACTTTCAAATACATATAATGGAATCAAAAAGTGAACTTTATGAAAAAAGAATCTTGATGACAGAAGATGAATACTTTTCTAAAAATATAAAAGATAACAGGGATAAATATGAGAATAATGCGGGATGTTTAATTATTCCACCTAAAATAAAGAGTGTGTATGACGTTTTGCTAACACAGGGCAATGATATTTATTATAAATTATGGCATGAAATGACGCATGCTTACAATTTAATTGAGATTATGCAAAAGGACATTGATTATATACAAATTTATTCAAATAAGTACTTTAATAATTTTGATGAGTTTGGTGCGAGATATATTTCAACTGTAATTTTATTTAAGCATATTATGTGTAAATATAATTTAAATGTTTTTCCGTTAAAAAATGCTATTCCTTATTTGGAGATGTTATTGGAGGAAGTAACAGATAAAGAATTACAGAATGAAGAAATTTTAAGGTATAATTTAATGCAATATCTGGGTTTTTTTGCTGCTATGGAAGATTTTTGTAATGAAAAAGTTAAGATTAGCGAAAAGATTTCAAGTAATGAGTATATATTGACTATGTATAATTGTTTGAAGAATTATTTTGACGAAAAGTTGATATAAAAGGAGCCAACTACCAGTATTTGGTGGTTGGTTTTTTTATGCACAAAAATAGCAGAAAGGATTGAAGAGGTTGGAAGATAAGAAAATAACAGCAAAGGAGTACCTGGGGCAGGTTAGGCAGTTAAGTGACAGAATAAAAATGCTACAGGAAGAAATAAGAAATCTAAAAGAATTATCAGTAAGTATTGGAGCTATACAGCAAGGAGAAAAGGTAATAAGCTCAACATCAGGTGATAAAATGGCAGATACTATATGCCTAATTGATGAAAAGATAGAAGAATACGAAGGTTTGGTAAAAAAATTTACTATGACTAGGGCGAAAGTATTTAAGGATATAGGAAAGATTGATAACGTTGTTTATCAACAAATTCTTTATCAAAAATATTGTGCTTTGAAAAAATGGGAGCAAATAGCAACTGATATGGGTTATGGCTATAGGTGGCTTCTTAGATTACATGGAAGAGCGCTAGAAGAGTTCAGACAGGTAACCGGGTTAAAATGAAACAAGCCATAGTAATTCACACTAATAATTGCTAAAATGGTATTGTGATAATTTGATAGATGACATTTTTGTTTCGTCTTGATGGTTTCCCCCTAGTATTTTGTATTTTTTTCATGAAGGAACAGTCTTATGGCTGTTCTTTTTTGTTGCGTAAAAATTTGAAAGGAGTGGTTGTAGTGACAATTAAAGAACAGATATTTTGTGATGAACTTTTATCAGATACTGAATTTAATAAAACCTTGGCTTATAAGAAAGCTTATCCAAGTGTTAAAAATGACAATGTTGCAGCTGCAGCTGCTTCAAGACTTATGAATAAGCCGGAGATTAAAGAGTACATAGATAATCAGCTGGCAGAGCTTCACAACGAAAGAACAGCTGATGCACAGGAAGTTTTAGAATATTTAACCTCTGTGCTAAGAGGGGAAAGTTTTTCTAGTGAGATAGTGGTTGAGGGAATAGGAGATGGATGTAGCGAAGCAAGAACCATTGAAAAGCCACCATCAGAAAAAGAGAGATTAAAAGCAGCCGAACTTTTAGGCAAGAGATATGGATTGTATACAGACAAAGTAGATGTAAACAATGAAGCAGAAGAAAAGAAAGCCGAGAAATTAGATAATATAGCCAGCATATTAGAACAGATGAAGCCTGTAGGAAAGGGTGATTAGTATTGTTACAATTATCACCTAAATTTAAAGAGTTTATCTTAACGGAAACCAAGCGAGATTTCCTTGAGGGAACTACTGCAGCAGGAAAAACTACAGTAGGTATATTTAAGTTTATGCTTATGGTAGCAAAGAGTGATATTAAGTATCATGTTATTGCCGGAGCAGACCTTGGTACAGTTGAAAAAAATGTAATCAACAATGAAAGAGGACTTTTAGACCAGTTTGATGGTTTAGCTGAATATTATCCTAAAGGTCAAGGAAAAATTGGTCTATCACACATTAAGTATCAGACACCAAATGGTGAAAAGATAATATATGTATGTGGCTATGATAATAAAGCACGATGGAAAAAGGTGTTAGGTTCACAACAAGGTTGCGTGTACATTGATGAAGTTAATACTGCAGACATGGAGTTCTTAAGAGAAATATCCCATAGATGTAAGTACATGATGACTACATCAAACCCTGATAGTCCGGACTTACCTGTATATAAAGAGTTTATTAATCACAGTAGACCTTTAAAGAAATACATTAAAGATTATCCGGAAGAATTGCTGGCAGAGTTAAATGAACCTGAAAAAGTTGGTTGGGTTCATTGGTATTTTACTTTTTATGATAATGCCAGTTTAACGGAGCAGGATATACAGGACAAAATAGATGCAGTTCCGGTAGGAACCAAGATGTACAAAAACAAGATATTAGGTCTCAGAGGAAAGGCAACAGGTCTTGTATTTAGTATATTTGATAGAAAACATCATTTGATTACGGTTGCTGATGCAAAAGCATTTATTAGAAACAGAGCAGATAAGAAACAAACTGAATGGTTTGAAATATTTACAAGTGGATTAGACACGGCTTATTCAACTAAAAGTCCTGATACCATTGCAATGAGTTTTGCAGGAATTACAAATAAAGGCAGATATATTGTTTTGGACGAAAGAGTTTATAACAATGCGGAAATTGGTACTCCTATAGCTCCATCTGATACTTCAAAGAATTATTTTGATTTTCTTGAAAGAAACAGAAAAGAATGGGGACTGGCAAAACACGTATTTGTCGACTCGGCAGATGCAGCAACAATTACAGAATTAAATAAATTCAAAAGGGAACACGCACAGTGCTTATATGTGTTTAATCCGGCATATAAGGCTGTGAAAATTATAGATAGAATTATATTACAGCTTGGTTGGATGAACTTTAATGATGATAAAGGTATTCAGCCAAGTTTTTATATTGTAGAGACTTGTAAGGAATATGTAAAAGAGTTGGAGAAGTATTTTTGGTTAGAGGAAAAGGACCAGGAACCGGAAGATGGAAATGATCATATGGTCAACTCTGTTCAGTACAACTGGATTCCATACAGAAAGAAAATAGGAGTTAAAAAAGAATGAGGTTAGTGGATAGAATGAGAGATGGAATAAGACATTTTTTGAAAATACAGGATGCTCCAAATCAGACATTTATTATTAGAGAACAACTGAATTTTGCCAGTAATTGTGTAAAGAATCTTTTGTGGTATCGCGGTGACAGTTATGAACTGACACAGTTTTACCAAAACATAAATGGAGGCTCTGATGGAATAAAGTTTTGGGCAGCACGTTCAACTGTAGGCAGAGAGATAAGAAAAATACATACAGGCTTACCGGGAATTATTGTAGACAGGCTTACAGATATTATAATCACTGATTTTAGCCAGATTACATTTATAAAAGATACTGACAAAAAGATATGGGACAATATAGCTAAAGACAACAACCTTAAAAAGGTTCTGAAAAAGGCTGTATCTAAAATGCTCATATTAGGAGACGGTGCATTTAAAATCTCTCTTGATAGTAAGGTCAGTCAATATCCAATAATAGAATTTTTAGGAGCTGATAAGGTTGATTATTTATATAACAGGGGAAGAATACATGAAGTTGTGTTTACAACAGAATATAGTCATAACAACATGGACTACTATCTGAAGGAACGTTATGGATATGGTTATATCAAATATGAACTTTATCGTGGAACTGATGAGGTAAGTGTTGCTATAGACACTATTCCGGCATTGAGTGGGTTAGCTGATGTAGAGTTTGATGAAACAGTAATAATGGCTCATCCTATTATGTATGGTGAAAGTGCCAAATGGGAAGGAAGAGGACAGTCAATATTTGAAAAGAAAACAGATGATTTTGATGCATTGGACGAAGCTTGGAGCCAGTGGATGGATGCTTTAAGAAAAGGACGAAGCAAAGAATGGATTCCTGAATCAATACTTCCAAGAAATCCGAATACAGGTGCAATAATTAAACCTAATGCATTTGATAATTCATATATTGCTAAGGGTGATGATATGTCGGAGAATGCTCAAAACAAGATAGAGGTTACACAACCAGCTATTCCGCATGAGTCATATCTTGCTACATATGTTACAGCATTGGATTTGTGCTTACAGGGGCTTATTAGTCCAAGTACATTGGGAATTGATGTTAAAAAACTAGACAATGCTGAGGCACAAAGAGAAAAGGAAAAGACAACCCTTTATACAAGAGGAAATATAGTTGATATTTTACAAGATCAGTTACCTTTATTCATTCAGAAGGTGTTTGATGTTATTAATCTAAGTCAAAACAAAACATTAACAGAGGTTAAATGCACGATTGATTTCAGTGAGTATGCTAATCCATCATTTGAAAGTCAGGTAGAGACAGTTGGAAAAGCAAAGACACAGGGAATAATGAGTGTTGAGGCTTCCGTTGAGGAACTGTATGGTGACACTAAAGATGAAGAATGGAAAAAGAATGAAGTAGCAAGGCTAAAAGCAGAGCAGGGAATATCAGATGAGCAGGAGCCGGCACTAAATATGGAGGGAAAGATAACATATGAAGGTAATAGTGGGCAAAAGAGTGTACCAGATGTCGAAGAATAAGGCAATGAATCTTCTTAGGATTGCAAGTGAGCAGGTACCAAGAGGTATATATGCATTGGAAAAAGATAAGATAATTGAAATGCGTAATGACAGATGCAGTTCAGTAACACAGGTTAAGAATTTAAAAAGACAGTTCAAAAAAGCTGGTTTTAAAGTATATGCTAATGGAGATTAGAAATGCCAAAGGATTATGACACAGAAGAGGCTTTTAGGGCCATTGAAAATGAACTAATTGATTCAATGATAAGAAATCTGTCACACCACAGAGCAGAGGAGACAAAGGAAGGACTTAACTGGACTTCATGGCAGGCTGAACAGCTTAAAGCATTGAATGCATATCGTCAAAAAAACAAAAAGAGATTTACCAAGTCTTTTGCAGACATAAACAGCAAGATACAACAGTCTATTGTAGAACATAGAAACAAGGGAGAAACAGAGCAGGAGCAGGAGATACTAAAAGCAATTAAAAAGGGTGCAAAATTGCATCATAACCAGAAGAGCACCATTGAAGGTGCTTTTTTTCGTATTAATGACAGAAAACTTGATGCATTACTTAATGAAGTAAATGGTAGTATGCGACGTGCTGAAACTGCAATGCTAAGAATGGCAAATGACCAATATAGAAAAATAATTTTTAACGCACAGGTGTATTTCAACACAGGAGCAGGAACATACGAAAAGGCAGTAGACATGGCTACAAAGGATTTTTTAAGTCGAGGCATTAACTGCATTCAGTATAAAAATGGTGCAAGAGTGAACATTGCTTCATATGCAGGTATGGCTTTAAGAACAGCAAATACAAGAGCCTACTGTCAGGGAGAGGGAAACAAAAGGAAAGAGTGGGGAATATCCACGGTTGTTGTGCATAAACGTGGAATGCCGTGTCCTAAATGTGGAAAATGGACCGGAAAGATACTTATAGATGATGTTTGGAGTGGTGGTAAGGTAAGTGATGGACCATATCCGTTAATGTCTCAGGCAATGGCAGGTGGATTATATCATCCAAACTGTAAGGACGGACATAGTACATATTTCCCGGATATTTCTGATGAACCTGAAAAGGTGACAAAAAAAGAAATGAAGCAGGCTGTTGAAGCAGAAAAACAGGAGAGCAGGGACAATTTAATACAGAGAAACATAGATAAGTTTGATAGATTATCTAATTATTCTCTAGATGATGAAAATAAAAAACAATATGACATAAAAAAGGAACAGTGGAAAGAAAAGGCAGGAATTAAGTCGATTGCCACTGATAAACACATTCTTAATAATAATTTTAAAAATGTTACTGAAGAATGGTATAAAAAAGCAACACCAAATAGCCATAAGATTGTAAAAAGTAAATCGTATGTGGATTATAAGGGAAATCACTTCAGTTCAACGGACAACGTTGCCGTATTTAGAACAGGAGCGAGAGAGAAGGAAGTAGCAACACTTTTAGAAGATAATTTTGGTGGCGAAATTGAATTGATGTTTGAATGTCCGGGAGTGACAAAAACACCGGATTATATTTATAAAGGAGATAAGTTTGATTTAAAGGAATTAAATGGTTCTAGCGATAAAGCAATTTATAATGCTATACATAAGAAAAAAGAACAAGCAGATAATTTCATTATAGATATAAGCAACATTGATAAGGAGTTAGAGGATATCGCACCACAAATAGATTACATATATTCAACTAAAGGTACAAAGTTTGTTGATAAAATAATAATTATAAAAAATGACAAGGTTTTGGGAGTTTTTAAAAGACAAAAATAAAAAGATGAGCTCGTGCCCTCCCCAGAGCATAAGCTCCTTTGGTGTGGAGAAGGTGACTCTCATCTTTTTATATATTATACAATATGCATATAAAAATATCAAATAAATAATTTTTTTAAAATAAAGAAGAATAGGAGGTAATTTATGTTAATTGCAAAAATTGATTTCTATGACAAGGATAATAACCTTGTCTTAGTGAAAGCCGGAGATGAGGTTAAGGCAAAAACAAAAGAGCGCAAAGAATATTTGCTAAAAATTGGTGCAGTAATTGAAAAAGATGAACCTAAGGCATCTACAAGTAAGTAGGTGCTTTTTATATGCCCAAAAACGTGATGGCTAAAAACTCTCGGAATAAGCTGACGAGCTAAAACGGAAAGGAAAATATTTTATGAAATCTACAACAAGAGAATCAGGAAAATTCCCTATGAACATTCAGTTTTTTGCAGAAGGTTCAGGAGAGGGTAGCGGAGCTGGTAACGGCAACCAGAACAACAACGCCGGAAATGGTAACAGTAACCAGAATACTGGAAATAACAATCAGGGTACAACATATACCCAGGAACAGCTTGATGGAATTGTTAATAACAGAATTGCAAGAGCAGAGCAGTCAGCCTTAAAGTCATTTTTTCAGCAGCAGGGCATGTCTGAAAATGAAGTAACACAGGCAATTAACAATTACAAAGAGCAGAGAGCAAAAAATACACCTGATGTGGCAGGAATGCAATCTCAAATTGCACAGGTACAAAGCAGAAACTTACAGCTTACGATTGAAAATTCTGCAACATTACAGGCTGTAGGGTTAGGTATTGATGCAAAATCAATTCCGTATGTAATCAAAATGGCTGATTTTAAGGATGTAGCAGGAGAAGACGGAACGGTTGATGCAGAAAAGGTGAAAGCAGCAATCAACAAAGTTTTGGAAGATGTTCCGGCATTAAAACCAGCAGAAAGTGGAGCAAATAATCAGGGATTTCAAATTGGTGCTCCAAACAATAACAATCAACAGAACCAGGATGACTTATTAAGAGGCATTTTTGGAATAAAGAAAAAATAGGAGGTAGTAACACATGGCAGTATTACAGTATGCTGAGATATTCAGCAACATTTTAAGAGAATTATATGGCCAGTCGCAGATATCTGTTGACTTATATAATTCAAATTCAGACATTCAGATTGTCAATGGTAAAAATTTAAAAATTCCGAAGTTATCAGTAAGTGGTTATAAGGACCATACCAGAGGTAGCTTAGGATTTAACACAGGTTCATATTCAAATGAATATGAAACAAAGACATTAGATCATGATAGGGATATTGAATTTTCTATTGATCCAATGGATGTAGATGAAACTAACATGGTAGTGGCAATTGGAAATATCCAGAAGAGATTTGAGACAACTCAGGCTATTCCGGAGGCAGACTGTTACACATTTAGTAAAATCTATTCAGAAGCTAAAAGAGTTGGAGCAAAAGTTAAGACAACAGCACTTACAACTGCAAATGTTCTTTCAGATTTTGACGACAACTTAGAGGCAATGACAGAGGCAGGTGTTCCACTTGACAGAGTAATTCTTTACTGTACACCAGCTTACTATAAGTTACTTAAAAATGCGGATGGTATTCAGAGAACACTTGAAGCAAACGGAGTAAAAGGAATTGATAGAAGAGTTCATTCTATTGATGATATTGGAAAGATTAAGCAGGTCCCATCAGCAAGATTTAAGACTGCTTACAACTTTACAAATGGATGTGTGGCAGATGTCTCAGCTGTTCAGATTAACTACATTTTGATTGACCCTGAATGTCAGGTATCAAGAGATAAATATAGTTACATTTCAGTTTTCACACCGGGAACAGATTCAAGAACAGCGGATAACTATGTTTACCAGAACAGAAAGTTTAACGGAACATTTGCTATTGATGAACTTATGAAAGACGGTTGCATTATTAATGCTGCAACTGCCTAGAAAGGAGAAAACCAGTGAGAGCAATAAAAGACAATAAGGTTTATACAGTTTCTGAATCAAACATGGATGAATATCTTGCATTAGGATATGACATTTTGGATGATAAAGGAAAACTTATAAAACGTTCACCTAAATCTACAGTTTCATATGCAGAGTACGAAACTGTGGTGAAAGAAAGAGATGAACTCAAGGAGTTGGTTTCTAAGTTAAAAAGCTCAGGTGATAAGTTTTCTTCAATGGAATTAGACGAGCTTAAAGCCTACGCTTTAGAAAAAGGCGTTGATTTGGGTAATGCTACATCAAGAGATGGTATTATCAAGAAAATTGAAGCTGTAGAGTAGGAGGTGAGCCTATGGCTTATACTCCTTATGTCACACCGGAAGAGTATGCTTCATTCGGTTACACACTGATTCCCGAATGTGAGCGGTATTCTTTACTAAAAAAGGCAAGCAGACACATTGATACACTGACCTTTAACCGGATACATGCTGAAGGATTTGATAATCTTACAGAGTTTCAAAGTGAAACCATTAAAGAAGTTGTGTGTCAGCAGGCAGAATTTGAATATGACAATGAGGAAATCATCAACACTATTTTACAAAGTTACAGTGTCAATGGTGTATCAATGTCATTCGGTCAGTCATGGAATGTATATGTTGAAAATGGTGTGGCTATAAAAAAAGACATATATGGACTGCTTTGTCAGACCGGGTATTGTTGCAGGCTGTTGTGATGAAATATCCGAATTTAATACCAAAATCAGTGTGCAGGACAGATATAAGAGTGGTTATATATGGTGAGGGTTTGTCAGAGACAGGCTCTCCCATTGTTGTATATGACAAAAATATTAAATCTAACTATCAGGACCGGTCATATACAAAACTCACAGCAGAACAGAAAATTGTGACATTAGGAGCAAAGGCTTATATACCTGGTGACATATGCCCAAAACTTGCCGTAATAAGTAGTGGATATGTTGAAGTATATGGTGTTAAAAGGAACATATATCAGGGAACAAAAGCAAGAAATCCTGATGGAACAGTGAATTATACGTTGTTGGAGATTGTTTAATGAAGGTAAGTTCAAAAGTAAAGTTAAATATGGGTGTAATACGGCAATTAAGCAATGCAGCTACTGTATCATTAGAACAGACAGCAGAAGCACTTATGGGTGATTTGAAAGAATCAGAAACAATGCCTTTTGACAAGGGAACATTGCAGAATACAGACACATTTGTTGATGATTCAAAAAGCAGAAATGGAAAAGTTTCCGTGGTATCTTCCACTCCTTATGCAAGACGGCTTTACTATCACCCGGAATATAACTTTAGCAAATCTGAAAATGCAAATGCCGGTGGAAAATGGTTTGAACCGTATACACCGGGAGGTAAGAAGCAGGATTTTGCAGAAAAGACCTTTGCAAAACTTTACAAGAAAAATGGAGGTGTATGATGTTATATCTGGCAGACATAAAAGATTGGCTGAAAGGCTTTAACATAGCTGAACATTATTACACAGGTAAACTTGATAATAAGCAGGACAAATCAATAGGAGTTTATCAGTTAAAAACCAGCAGAGAGCCTAGACAATGTATTGGTGGAATGGCATCTTATGAAATTAAACCGGTATCACTGCTTGTACATTGGAACAATGATTCACTGGAAACGGAAATGGCGTCATATAAGCTTTTTGAAGCCATTAAACAGTCGAACAATGTGACTATTGGTAACACAAGAATACCTTATATACGTCTATTGTCTTCAGAACCAATAGATGTGGCGACAGATGATAAAGGGGTATATGAGAGAGTAATTGAATTAGAAATTTATTTTGAGAAAGGAGAGCAGAATGAGTAAACCAGATGGAGTTTTTCCTGTATATGAAAACCAGTTTAAGGTTGGTGAAGCAAAGGGAAGTGTAAACCCCATAGCGGATATGGAGTCATTTTCAGTTTCATTTGACAATGGTGTGGAAGAATGGACACCAATGAATACAGAGGGATGGATAAGGAGATTAATGACTGCAAAGGGAATCACCGTGTCAGTATCAGGAAAAAGAAACATAGGAGATACAGGAAATGACTATATAGCAGGTAAATGGGCAGCCAATGGAAGGGATGCAGAGGGTTACTTTGAGTGGACTTTTCCTGATGGCACAGTTGTTGCATTTGAAAATGCCGTTATCAATGTTACAGCTTGTAACGCAGGTGATAGCACAAATGTTGGACCATTGGAATTTGATGTTATGTCAAATGGTAAGCCGACAATAACACCGGCTGTTTAATTAGTAGTTATAAATCATGGCAGAGTGGAACTAATAGGTTCTGCTCTGTTTTTGTATAAAAGGAAAGGAATAGATATATGTCAAAAGTAATTGATATTACAGAAAAATTGAATTTTGAGGAGAATCCGAAAATCAAAATAAAGGATTTGGAATTAGAAATAGATGCAAGTGCTGAAAATATGTTAAAGGTAATGGGACTTGCAAGTGACAATCCAACAGCAAAGGATGTTGAAGAAATGTGCAAGATTATCTTTACGAAGGAGGCACAGAAAGAATTGTCACAGTTAAAACTTAATTTTAAGGATTATCAGATGGTGGTTATGTCAGCGATTGATGTAGCAGTAGGTAATACGGAAGGCGAAGAGGGGGAGTAGACCCTTTCTATGATCTGATAGATGATTTTGACTTAATAGTTGCATCTTTTACAGCACAATATGGTTTGCGTGTGTCAGACATTAAAAAAATGCGTTGGTCTGAATTTAGAAGTTTACTTGTCGGGATAGGGCCGGACACGGTTCTTGGAAGAATAGTGTCAATCAGATCAGAAGAAGACAGAGATGTTCTGAAAAACTTCACAAAAGACCAAATGAGAATAAGAAATGAATGGAGATTAAGACATACAAGGACAATGAGTAAAAAAGGTGCAAAAAAGGCTATTGAAGGAATGGAAAGGGCATTCCTTAGAATGGCTGGATTAAATGTTTAGCAGGAAGGAGGGATAGGATGCAAACGGTTGGAGCAGTAGCACTTGATTTAAACCTAAATGAAAAGGGCTTTAATTCACAGCTTAAAAGTATAGGCAATATGGCTAAAAAGGTCGGCGCAACCATAGCAGGAGCTTTTGCAATAAAAAAAGGCGTGGACTTTGGCAAAGACTGTATAGAGCTTGGTTCAGACTTAACGGAAGTACAAAACGTAGTTGATGTTGCTTTCCCAAAAATGAATAAGACAATTGATAAGTTCGCAAAGAATGCAGCCGCACAATTTGGTTTATCAGAAACAATGGCAAAGAGATATGCAGGTACATTTGGCTCAATGTCAAAGGCTTTTGGATTTTCTGAAAAAGAAGCAGCTGAAATGAGTACAACTCTTACCGGATTATCAGGTGATGTTGCATCTTTTTACAATATTAGTCAGGATGAGGCATATACGAAACTTAAGTCAGTGTTTACTGGTGAAACTGAATCCCTCAAGGACTTAGGTGTTGTAATGACACAAACTGCATTGGATCAGTTTGCTTTACAGAATGGATTTGGCAAAACAACAGCAAAAATGACGGAGCAGGAAAAGGTAGCATTAAGGTATGCCTTTGTGCAGAAGCAATTGACGGATGCAAGTGGTGATTTTGCCAGAACGTCAGACAGTTGGGCAAACCAGACAAGAATATTAAATTTGCAGTTCGAGAGTTTGAAAGCCAATATTGGACAAGGTCTTATTAATATTTTTGCACCGGTATTAAAGCTTATAAATACTCTTCTTGCAAAGTTAAGTACATTGGCAGGTGCATTTAAGTCATTTACGGAAATGCTTACAGGAAATAAGAATGAGGATACTAGTGTATCTGAAACAAGTGATGACCTTAAGGGAATAAAAGATAATGCTGACGGTGCCACAAGTGGAATGGACGGATTAGCCAAATCTACTAAAAAAGCAGCAAAGGCAGCAAATGGGTTAGCTAATTTCGATAATCTGAATGTAATGCAACAGGACAGTGACAGCAGCACTCCAGGAAGCGGTTCCGGAGATATAAATGGAGTGAAGTATTCAACTAAAGGGATAGATGCAGGTAACGGTTCTTTAGGAAAAATGGATAAATTGCTATCTATGATTTTGAACAAATTTAGAAAACTTTCAAAATTGTTCCTGGCAGGTTTCACCCTTGGTTTAAAAAGTGATGGCTTTGAACAGATTTTAAATTATTTAAGAAACATAGGAGATAATTTAAAAGATATTTTTACAGACCCTAAAGTTGTAAGTGCTGCAAATAATTGGGTTGATAACGTTGTATATAATTTAGGCAGGATAACCGGCTCTGTTGCAAGCATTGGAGTAAGTATCGGAACAATGCTTATTGGTGGAATAAATAAGTTCCTTGACCAAAATAAAGATTATATAAAAGGCAAATTTGTTGAGATATTAGATATTTCATCAGAAAGAGCAACAATATGGGGGAATTTTTTTGATGCATTAGCAGATATTTACACTATATTTGAAAACGATAATGCACAGCAAATAGTGGCTGACATTATTTCGATTTTCACGATAGTTCATTTAGAGGTTTTATCTTTATGCGAAAAAATTGGTAGAGATGTGCTATCAGCTATCACTAAACCAATAATTGAAAATAAAGATGCAATTAAAGAGGCTTTGGACAATACATTAACTCCAATAAGTAAAATAGTTGGTGGCATTAAGGATTTTATTCAAGGAGTTTTTGAAATTATACAGAGTAATTATGACAAGTATGTGAAGCCAACTTTAGATAATATAGGTTCGGGATTATCGACAATATTTTCCTATGTGTTAGATGGATATAATGCATACATTTCTCCAGTGGTTGACAGAATTGCAGATGGAATATCAGATGTACTAAATTCATACATTAAGCCGTTTGTTGGCAGTATCATTGGATTTGTTGGAAGAATTATTGATGCATTAGGAAAATTGTTTAATTTCTTGTCACCAATTATTGGATGGATAATACAAACCATAATGTCAAAGTTAGGGCCAGCTATTGAATTTGTGTGGATAACTGTAAAAACGGTTGTAAGTATGATTAGTGTAATTATAACTAATTTAGTAAATGTAATTAATGGAATCATTGATTTTATTGTTGGAGTTTTTACAGGAGACTGGCAAAAAGCATGGGATGGTATAAAAGGCATATTTAGCGGTATTTTTGATGGAATTAAAAATGTCATAAAGGTTGCAATGGAATTTGTAAGGGACATAATTGTGGCAATTTGTGGGAAAATAGCAAGTTTTATAAAAAATGTAGCTAGTGGAACCGTTACTGTTTTGAAAACATCATGGTCTTTGATTAAGAATGTATTTTCTGGAGTAGCAGGGTTCTTTACAAACATTTTTTCTTCAGCTCTAAATGGAATAAAAAAGATTTGGGAAAATCCAGGTACTTTTTTTGATGGAGTATGGAAAGGAATTAAAGGCTCATTTGCCCACGTAACAAATTGGTTTAAAGACACATTTAGTAAGGCATGGCAGGCTGTCAAGGATGTTTTTTCTAGGGGTGGAAAGATCTTTACCGGAATAAAAGATGGTATATCAGGAGTCTTTAAAATGGTAGTAAATAAAATTATTGATGCAATGAATGGAATCATTAAAAAACCATTTAATGACATTAACGGAATGCTTAACAAGATTAGGGATGTAAAGATAATGAAATGGCATCCGTTCCATGACTTGTGGGAGCAGAATCCGTTAGCTGTTCCGCAGATACCAAAATTAGCAAAAGGTGCTGTGTTAAAACCTAATGCTCCATTTCTTGCAATGGTAGGTGATCAGAAAAACGGAACAAATATAGAGGCGCCACTTGAAACTATTAAACAGGCACTGCGAGACGTACAGGAAAGCAACAAAGGAACAGGTGGAAATGACAACATTGTTGTAAATGTATTTCTAAAGGGTGATGCGGACGGAGTATTTAATTTAGTTAAAACTGAAGCTAAAAAATATAAGAACAGAACGGGAACCCCGGCATTTAATTAAGGAAGGAGCAGGTTATGGCAAGTTATAAAGGATATTTGCTAAAAATAAAAGACAAAGTATTTCCGAACGAATACATAATGTGGGGTTCTTATCATTCTTATGACAATCAGAGGTCTGAACTTAAAGCAAATCGTAATGCAGCTAATCTCTTAGTGAGACAGACTTCCCCAAATTTTAAAACTAAAATTGAATTTGAGACACCAAAATTATGGCTTAATGAATACGAGGAAATACGAAATTTATTAAATCAGGGTATTGTTAATTCAAGAGAGCGAAAGATACAGGTGACATATTGGAACTCAGAAGAATTAAGATATAAAGATGCAATCTGTTATATGCCTGATATTGATTACCAGCCTAACAATTTGGGAAATACACTGCTCTATGACCAAATGAAACTAGAGTTTATTGAATATTAAGGAGGAGTACAAGTGCTAAACGTAAGTGATAAGACCAAAGAAATATATCTTAATGAAAATATGCCAAAGTACATCACAATATCATTCCCAAATGGAGACCATGCTGATATTACCAACAGTAACATCTTAGAGGAAAGTATGAAGCTTGTACAGAGCATATGTGAGGAAAACAAGCCTATAGCTGGTGGCTGTAATTCTTCCCAGTTTGAAATTACAGTGGCAGACATTGATGAAGATTTGACTAACAAGATGATAAAAGTAACTATCAGCTTAAAGGACCCACATTACAGAGGTTTTTTTGGTGATTTAAGCAAAGAATACAATGAGGGTGATGTGGTTAAAAGTGTCAGTGGAGAATACTATGAATGCATCAAGCAGACATATGAAATACAGTCACTGGAATTTAGTACACAGGATATTCCAAATGTTGGCAAATTAAAAACGGCAATCTTAAATGACATTACAGAGTATGGTGTATTAAAGGTAAACACAGGCTCAATAGACTGGAGCAATCTTCAGATGAACATAATTCAGGCAAAAAGTGATGGTACGTCTCCTGATGTTACAACAATCACAAATGATTTTAACAGCATTATCATGATAAATAGCAAATGTACGTCAATTACCATTTCCATACAGGATAAATCATCAGATGGAAGTGCTTTAGACATTCTTATTCAAAAACTGGATGTGCGTTTACTGGTAAGTTCCGGACGTGATGAAGAGCATTGGCAGCAGTCTTACGGTTACATTGATACAAGTGATACAGACGATATTGTGTTGTTTGACGGAAAGATAGAGAGCTGTAAAAAGAAAAACGACAGACGTTTCAGGGATATAGTGGCATATGATTACTTACATTATCTTGATGAAAACAGTAACATAATAATTTCAGATTTTTTTAAATCAGGAGATTATGGACTGGTTGATTCTCATAATAAGGGCGAATGGGTACAAGGCACACTTTATAAAAAAGGAGATGTCATTCACTGTGATTACACAATACCGCAGGGTGGTTCTTCCTATTTAGACATGTCTGCATGGTATGAGTATTTACAGCCAGTAAATAAAGGACAGAGTAAATGGAATCCGTATGAGTTGTACACAGGTTACTTTGACAGTCAGTATAATATTAAGGGAAGTGAAATTTTAAAGAAATTAACAAAAAATAAGAAATCTACTACTACGGTTAAAAAAATCAGGGACAAGCTGTTTGAATATCTTGGTGAAGTATTTGACTTTAAGCAGCAGGAAATAACATTACCAATGGATAATGTAACTCTGTGGATTAAGCCATTTTCTTCAAATATGACATTAATGCAGTTGCTTGATTACATATGCAATTTAAACGGAGTATTTGGCTTTTACAATCCCCACACGGCACACTTTGAGTATGTTGCACCACCGGATGTTAGTACCCCTTATGAGGTTGGGAGAAATTATGACATGGATGGTGTGGAATACTCAGATAATGTATATGAATGTAAAGCATTTGACATTATTGATAGTAATGGAAATTCACTACAGGGTACAGCAGATAAGCCGTCAATGTCGGTCAAATACAGTTTTCTGCTAAAAGACCAATATACCCCCGCTGACTGTATAAGTATAGTTAATTCATCCATGTTAGGTCAAAACAAGCTTAAGTTTACACCAACAAAGTTAAAAATGATGGGATTACCATTTATAACACCGGGTGATGTAATAAGTTACAAGGTTGATGAATATTCACCGGATGAAGACGGAAATCTGGTTGATACGGAAAAGACAATTACTACTGTGGTGCTTAAACGTACATTGAGTGGGATTGTGGCACTGACGGATGATATTGAAGCTAATTATGAGGAATAGGAGCAGTTATGAAGATAGAAAGAATTGATAATGTTATACAGGTCAGATTTGACCAGGAGTGCAGGCTTACAGCTCCACGGATATTTCAGTATGACCGGGGACAAAGAATAGAGTTCCTTGATATTCCTGATGGAGTTGAGGTTCAGTTTTCAAATGATGATACAGACAAAACATCAAATAAGATTATTACAGACAGTCAGGTAGAAATACCTGATTTTTTAATTGCCATGAATGGAACAATAACGGCATATTTGCAGTACATTGATGAAAACAGCCAGACCACTAAGAAGTTTCTGGTTATTCCAGTGCAGGAGAGAAAACAGCCAGAGGAATACATTTCAGAAGATGATAAGCCGGGATTTAGAGCAGACATGCAAAAGATAATGAATGATACAAAAGAAATAGCTGAATCAGCAAAAAAGGAAGCACAGTCAGTCAGAGAAGATGCAGATGCAGGATTGTTCAATGGAAAAGACTATAACTTGACGGATGAGGACAGAGAGGAAATAGCGGATAGGATTGAAGGAGAATTGAATTATGTTCCACCAACACGAAAAATCGCAAACGAAACATTAGAGAACGATATAACAGTCGCACAGCTTGTTAATTCAATGACTGCGGATCCGGAAGAACTGTTGCGAACATTTGTTGGAACTCAAATTATAAACAATGCGCTTGTTAAAGGAAAAGCTGACAAGTCATATGTAGATGAGTTAGTAAGTTCATTAACTTTATTAGACGTTAAAAAAGTGGATGTTCTTCCAACAACGGATATATCAACAAGCACAATTTACATGGTGCCTCGAAAATCAGCAACAAAAGACAATGTATATGATGAATATATGTATGTTGGCAATGCATGGGAGCACTTCGGAACAACAGATATTGAGTTAAGTGAGTATCTGAAAAAGACAAGAAAGATAGCAGGAATGGAGCTTACATCAGACATTACAACGCAGGCTTTACTTTCTACTTTGGCAGAATACGAGACTTTTGGGCCCACGATAGCAAACACGTGGCTGAATATGTACGAAAGTTCATTCAAATCAACTATTGAAGCTACGATTAATTCAAATGAGAATGTTTCAGACAATACGGAAGTAAGGCATTCTCACAACAATAAGGACATTCTTGATAAGTTGACAGAATCGGCATTTGATTGGGAATTGCTTCTTGATAAGACGTTAGTTGCATCAAGCAGTGACACAGTTATATTAGATTTTAACGATTTGAATTTAAACGGACAGTTTGAGGAATTAAAAATTTGTGTAACCTTATGGTCGACTGAATCAGCTAACATTGATGTATATGCCAATGACGGAACAGAGCCAATAGTGACTTTAACAAACGCTTTGACCGGCGGAGCTACTTACGTGTACAATATTTCCCTGAAAAACTCTCCGATTCCGGGCAAATATATTGAAACAATAGCTGAAAAGGTATCGGCAGGAGTTAAGGCTACAACATCAACATTAACAACGTCAAAGAATTGGTCTACTGATATGAGCGTTCAATCAGTTGAAGATGTTAAAAATTTGAAAGTGACGTTTGACAAAGGATGGAACAATTCAACGGAAAGGCACGTATATGTTTTAGGAAAGCGTGTAGGAGAATCGGAGTTTATTTTTATAAATAAATTAATAAACGACTATGTAGGAGGTGGAGCCAATGACTAGTATATGGGAAATAGAGAGCCTTGTCAGGCTGAAGGACAAGCTAAAAAATATATTAATTGACAGACGTGTTGATGTATCTGATGACGATAATATGTCTACTTTAGTAAATAAAGTTAATGATGTAAGGGATAATGTGGAGTTAGAAGGATTATTAACTGGCAATCTTACTGAATTTAAAAGCGAAAGTTTAACAGAATTAAGAAGTTATGCATTTTGCAGTTGTAGTAAATTGACTAAAATTGATATTCCTAACTGTACAAATATTGCAACTCAGTGTTTT